GTCAAATCGCAGCACAAGCACAAAAGAAAGGTCACTGCGTCGTTTATTTCGATGCGGAGTCCGCCATCGATCCTAACTTTCTTGCTAACTCAGGTATCGATATCAACGATGACTTCTTGTACATCAAAGCAGTCTCAGTTGAGAAAACATTGGAGACCATTGAGGATCTAATGACCGAATATCCAGAAACTCAGTTCTTGTTTATTTGGGACTCCATCGCAGCAACTTCTTCCGAGAAGGACCTCGAAGGTGACTTTAATCCTCAATCGTCAATGGCTGTGAAGCCCCGCATCTTCGCAAAAGCTTTCCCAAAGCTTACAATTCCATTGGCAAATCAGCAGTCAACATTGCTGCTAATCAACCAACTTAAGACAAACATTACTTCAAATGTTGCAGAAGCTATGACAACTCCCTATGTCGCCCCCGGCGGTAAGGCAATTGAATACTTCTGTTCTCTTAGAATCTGGCTTACAAAGCGCAAGGCCAAAGCTGCTCATGTCACAGATGATAGCGGCTTAAGAATTGGCTCGGAAGTCAAGGTTAAGGTTGAAAAGTCTCGCTTCGGTTCTGAAGGTCGCACATGTGGCTTTAAGATTCTTTGGGGCAAAGACGTTGGGATCCAAGATGAAGAATCATGGCTGGAAGCCTTGAGAGCCTCAGGCTCTGATCGCTTTAAAGCAGGTGCTTGGAACAAGCTCTATGGCCGAGATGGCAAAGAGTTTAAGTTTCAACGCTCACAATGGGTTGATAAACTTAAAGATGATGAGTTTAGATCTGTTGTATTTGATATCATGGATGAAGAAATCATCAAAAAGTTCGAGAGCGAAGGTAAGAACTTCAACATCGACGAAGAGTCCGAAGAAAGTTAATTCTTGAAGGAAACTCATTAAGCCCCGTTGGTTCGCCTTCGGGGTTTTTTTGTACTTTTTACTTGACAAACAATTTATTTTATGTTATATTATTAATAACTTGGAGGACAAATGAAAAACGTTATTATTATTGACGCGTTGAACATGTTTCTGCGCTCTTATGTGATTAGCCCTCACTTAAACAAAAAAGGCTGGCCCGTAGGCGGCACAATTGGCTTTTTAAAGAGCCTTCAAAAGGTTGCTAGGGATTTTAACGCCGATGAAATCATCGTCGCTTGGGATGGCCATGAGGGGTCTCAACGTCGACGTTCGATGAATAGCGACTACAAAGGAGGTCGCAAGCCTGTGAGATTCAATCGAAGAATGGTTGAGTTGCCCGAGGATAAAGAAGAAGCCAACAAAGGCTATCAACAAGTAAGGCTTATGGAGTATCTTAATGAAATGCCCGTTATCCAACTTGTCGCAGACTTTACAGAAGCAGATGATATCATCGCTTTGGTAATTAATCATGATAGATACAAGGGGTGGAAAAAGACTATTATTTCAAGCGACAAAGACTTCTTTCAATTATGTCGAAAAGACGTTCAGATTTATCGCCCAATACAAAAAAAGATTGTGACAGAGCAAACCGTTATTGAAGACTTTAAGATTCATCCACGAAACTTTGCTTTGGCAAGAGCAATTGCCGGAGACTCATCTGATAATCTTCCCGGAATCAAAGGAGCGGGCCTCAAAACAATCGCAAAGCGATTCCCTTATCTCTCGCGAGAAGATGAGTACGAAGTTGCAGATATAGTTAGAGATTGCGCCATGCAAAGTAAAAAGCTAAAGATTCACGAAAACATCCAAGGAAACGAAAAGCTTATCAAGGACAACTATGCTATAATGCAGTTGCAGTTTCCAAACATTAGACCCATGAATCGCGAGATCATAAAAAAATCTATTATTGATTTCGAGCCTTACTTTAATAAAGTAAAGTTTACGCAAATGCTTTCCGAAGATGACGCAGTTAGTCTTAACTTTACAGCTTTGCAACAAATTTTTCACAAAATAAAAAGATAAAATTATTTGACACTTGAACCAAAACGGGTTATACTTATATAACCAATAAAATCTAGGAGGACATATGAACACAATGGAGCAAGAGACCTTTATGCGTTTCGGCAAAAACTTTCAGGAGAATCTTTGCCAACTTATGCTGGAGGACAGACCTTTTTTCGATCAAATTACCGAGGTACTTGACGTAAACTTCTTTGAGAAGAAGTATCTTCAAATCTTCGCACAAACCTTGATCAACTATCGAGACAAATACAATACACACCCAAACTCAGAGGTGATGATGACTTTGTTGAGAACAGAATTAAATCATCATGACAAAGCGACAGCACAATCTGTGCGAGAGTTTTATGCGAGAATCCACACTTCAGATGGAGTGGAAGAAGCAGCGTTCATCAAAGACAAGGCAATCGATTTTTGTCGCAAGCAAGTCTTGAAAGGTGCGATGATTCAATCAGTAAAATTACTTAAATCATCATCGTTTGAAGAGATCGAGAAAGTGATCAAGGAGGCCTTAGTTCTTGGGACAGACAACAACTTCGGCCATGATTTTCGCAAAGATTTGCTTAAACGTTTTGAATTGGTTTCAAGAGATCCATCTTCAACTGGCTGGGCTCGAATGGATGAGATTTGTAAGGGAGGTCTTGGAAAGTCCGAATTGGGCGTCGTCATTGCTCCTACTGGTGCTGGTAAGTCTATGGTCCTCGTTCATCTCGCAACTCAAGCGATACTTGAAGGAAAGACTGTTGTCTATTATACCTTGGAGCTCAAAGATACTGTCGTCGGCCAAAGGTTTGACTGCTGTATCACAGATGTTCCTCTCGCAGAACACAGAATGAGACAAAAAGAAATTGTGGACAAGGTAAAAGACCTCGAAGGCACTCTAATTATCAAAGAGTATCCAACGAAGTCTGCTTCTGTCCAAACTCTCAAGAACCATGTTGAGAAATTGAGAAAGCGCGGCATCGAGCCGGATATGATTTTAGTAGATTATGCGGACCTATTGCGTCCCGTCAGGAGTTCAGGTGAAAAACGACACGAATTGGAAGAAACTTACGAAGGCCTTCGAGGACTTGCTCAAACTTACGAGCTTCCCATTTGGACCGCTTCCCAGACGAACCGAGGCGGACTCAACGCAGAAGTCATCACGATGGAAGCGATCTCGGAAGCGTTCAACAAATGCTTCGTAGCCGATTTCATCTTCTCTTTATCGAGAACGGTTCAAGATAAACAAGCAAATAAGGGCCGCTTGTTCGTCGCTAAGAACCGAAATGGCCCCGATGGACTTGTATTCGACGCTTTCGTCGATTGGTCCGATGTAACCATTAACATCCTTGACCGCGACGAATCCGCAGAAAGGATGCAAAGCACATCAGATGCTTTACAGATGTTAAAAGACAAATATTCACAAATAAAAGCCAAGTAGCAGGAGTACAATAATGGATTTAGAAAAAAAGATCTTATCGGACATAACCGTCCACATGAAGTATGCTCGTTATCTCGAAGATAAAGAGCGACGAGAAAATTGGGACGAGTTGGTAACTCGCAACAAACAGATGCACATTAAAAAGTTTCCTCAATTGGAAAACGAGATCATGGAGGCCTACGAGTTTGTTCATGATAAAAAAGTTCTTCCATCGATGCGAAGCATGCAATTCGGAGGAAAGCCAATTGAGGTTTCTCCAAACCGCATCTTTAACTGCGCTTATGCTCCTGCTGATGACCCTCGAGTGTTTGGTGAGATCATGTTCTTGCTTCTCGGAGGTACTGGTGTTGGATACTCAGTTCAACGACACCACGTTGAGAGCCTTCCAGAGATCCGTAAGCCGTCTTCAAAGCGTACCCGCAGGTTTCTTATTGGAGACTCAATTGAAGGCTGGGCTGACGCTGTTAAGGCGCTTGTAATGTCTTATTTCAAGGGAACATCAAGACTTCGTTTTGATTTCTCAGACATTCGCCCAAAAGGTGCTCGATTGGTTACTTCTGGTGGAAAAGCACCGGGACCACAACCACTCAAAGAGTGTCTTGTAAAAGTGGAGGGAATTTTAGATGCAAAAGAAAACGGAGACAAACTTTCGCCTATTGAGGTTCATGACATCATCTGCCATATTGCGGATGCGGTTTTGGCCGGTGGTATTCGTAGAGCTGCTCTCATTTCTTTATTCTCGGCTGACGACGAAGAAATGCTCGGAGCAAAATCAGGAGCTTGGTGGGAACTCAATCCACAACGAGGAAGAGCCAACAACTCAGTAGTTGTAATGCGTCACAAGATTGACGAACCTACTTTCATGGATCTTTGGAAGCGTGTCGAGGAGTCACGTTCTGGAGAACCCGGCTTTTATTTCTCCAACGACAAAGAGTGGGGATGTAATCCTTGCTGTGAGATTGGTCTCCGCCCTTTCCAATTCTGCAACTTGGTTGAGATTAACGTATCTGATGTAGATAGTCAAGAAGAACTTGAAGCCAGAGCACGCGCTGCGAGCTTCATAGGCACCCTTCAAGCGTCTTATACTGACTTCCACTACCTGAGACCTATCTGGCAACGTACAACCGAAAGAGATGCCCTTATCGGCGTTTCTATGACGGGTATCGCATCCGGTGGTGTATTGGGATTGGACATGTCAAAAGCTTCTTTGGAAGTCTCAAAGGTAAACCGACAAGTTGCTATGCAAATCGGCATCAGACCAGCTGCACGCCAAACTTGTGTAAAGCCAGCCGGAACAACTTCACTTACTCTTGGCACGTCAAGTGGGATCCATGCATGGCATAATGATTTCTACATCAGACGTTTAAGAGTTGGTAAGAACGAAGCAATCTATCAATACTTGGTGAATAACCTTCCAGAATTGGTCGAAGATTGCCGTTTCCGTCCACACGACACCGCCATCCTATCTGTGCCTCAAAAGGCGCCTGAAGGAGCAATTACACGCCATGAAACAGCACTTGATTTGCTCGAGAGAGTAAAGAAAGTATCTAACGAATGGATTAAGTCAGGACACAAAAAAGGAAACAATACCCATAACGTTTCAGCGACGATCACCATCAAAGATGATGAGTGGGAAACCGTTGGAGAGTGGATGTGGGAGAACCGAGAGGTCTATAACGGATTGAGCGTTTTGCCTTACGATGGAGGGACATATGTTCAAGCTCCATTTGAAGATTGTGATGAAGAAACTTATGAAAATATGCTCTCATTGCTGAAAAACGTTGATTTAGACCTAATTAAAGAAACGACAGATGAAACTGATCTGTCTGGCGAAATCGCTTGTGGCGGTGGAGCCTGCGAGATTTTCTAACAAGGAGTAAATATGCGCGAACAATTAGAAGGGATTATTAAAGAGTTGCAAGATGTACTTGCGGAGCTTGATAAAGTTGAAGCTGGCAGCTATGGATATAAATCCGCAGCTCCTCGAGCAAGAAAGACTTTGATGGAAGCTTCAAAAGGAATCAAAGAACTTAGATCCGCAGTTCAAGACAAGAAAAAAGAGCATGAAGCAAAATAATTGATCTTTTGCTCTTGACAAACCCTATCAAACGTGTTATATTATATGTATAACACGTTTTTTTTATTAGGAGGCTTTATGCATTTTGAACCACACAATAGACACCTTTGGGTGCAACCAGTTGAAACAGAGGAAAAAGAAGATCCGTTATTTCTTATGCCCGATGATTACAGAGCGCCAAGATCACCTTATGTGATCTGTGACATTTTAGGTATGGCCTGTGATTGCGAGATTTCACTTGACATCGGAGACCGAATCGTTGTAGAAAGATCTACACTTCAGGAAATAAAAGGGGATTTCCAGACTATTTACGTCGTTAAAGAAAACTACGTCTATGGGAGACTCGAAAATGAAACTGACGACGAAAAAGCTTAAAGGCTTGATTATGGAAGTCCTTCAAGAAGAAGGCAAGAAAGAAAGAATCATGAAAATGCTTCGCGGACAAGACCCCGAGGTTCAAACCGTTGGTATCATGTCTGGCCAAAATCCAAATGCAACAACATTAGGTGCCGGACCAAACGACAGACTTCAAGCGGGTCTCGAAAGTGATTTGAGATCTATGGGCTATCAATTTGAAAGAATTGGTGGTGTTTTTGAAGGATTGTCTGAGAAGTCAGTAATCATCAAGAATGCAGATTTGCAAGACATGGACGAATTGAATAGAAAATATGGTCAATGGGGTTTCGTATTTGGACGTCGCAAGTTTGAGCCATCTCGTGATGCCGATGGTGGTCTACAAAGAGACATGGGTCCAGACGCAAGTCCATCAATTGCTGGTGAATACGCCATGGAATTCCAAATGTACAAGATGAGAGACGATGAGGACGCAGGATTTGATCAAGCTGAATATTCTTCCGCCACGACTGACGTAATGAGCGGTGACGAAACAGCAGATCTTGAAGATAACTACTCTGTAATCCCAGGCATGGGAGACCAAGGTAAAGTTTTGATCCCTCTTTATGGCAAACCTGAGGTTCCAATGTCAGATGATGACATCGAAGGAATCTTGTCAAGTCTTGGATCTCCATCTGAATTCTCGGGATACAGAAAAAGAAGAAAATAGGATAATAAATGAAAGAAATTGATCTTTATGGAGATGGGATAGGAAAAGTATCTTATGTCCAACATGTCGGCGACGACAAAATGATTGTAAATGCGGCTCGGGTCTCTTTTGGTGGCGATAACCAAGGAGACCTTTCTCCGCGAGATAAAAGGCTGATCAAATATTTGGTCGAGCACAAGCATACATCGCCATTTGAGCATAATTCGATTACGTTTATGTTTGAAGTTCCGATGTTTGTGAGAGCGCAACACATGAGACACAGAACGTGGGCTTATAATGAAATCTCGAGACGATACACGGAAGTTGATCTTAAATTTTACGAACCAAAAGAGTTCAGAACTCAGCACAAGAGCA